TGTCTTCTTCAAGTTTATCAATAGCTTTTTGCAATGCAGAGATAGAAGCGTTGTTAGCAACGATGTCCATCTGAGCATCTTGGAACTTTTCGATCTCTGCTTCTAATGATAGTTCATCTGTCTCAATAGACTTTACTTCAAGTGCGAGCTTTTCAAGACCTTCAGTAATTTCCCCGATCTTGCTATCGCATTTATGAATATGCTTTTCCCTTGTGTCGGGAGTAATGTCTTGAGAACATGTTGGGCATGTAGTTGATTCCACAAAGAAAGATCTGTTCTCTTGAAGCGTCTTGAGGGTAGTCTCAAACTTATGACCAAATCCTGCAAGCTTTGAGGACTTCGATTGAAGTGACTTGAGAGATTTTTGTCGCTCAACCAATTTAACAACACTATCTGATAAGGTTGTGTTTTTGGATTGAAGATCTTCGATCGATAATCTATTTTCCTTAATGGTTTCCTGTTTATCTCGAATCTGATCTTTTGCAAGCGATTGCACGTCAGAGATGTACTTATTTTGTAAACGTACTTTCTCTGAGATGATTTGTAATTGGTTATTAGCATCAGCAATAAGTTCTTTAATACGAGCAGCTTTTTCTTTTAGCAACTGATTCATACGAGAGAACACTTGAATGTCAAGAAGTTCTTCAATGATGTTACGTCGTTGAGCTGTAGGCAACTGCATGAAAGGTGTGAATGAAGCAGAACCAATCACTACAATTTGATGGAATGATTTATGGTTCAACTTCAATACGTTTTGCTCAAGGTATTCTTGATAGTCACGAGCACTTGATGATTGGTTGATGAGTGTACCGTTTTGGTAGATCTCAAAGATGTTTGGTTTAATACCACGGATGATTTTAAACTCAACACCAGCAACACTAAACTCAGTTTCAACAACACAATGTTTGTTATTGATAGAGTTCAACAGTTGTGGCTTACTGATGTTTCGATATGGTTTACCAAACAAACCGAATGATAGTGCATCTAACAGTGTAGACTTACCTGCACCATTGTGACCAACGATTAAGGTACTATCATTCTTATCAAGTTGAATTTCAGTGAAGCTATCGCCAGTAGATAAAAAATTCTTCCAGCGAATAGTCTTAAAAATAATTCCAGCCATTTATACCAATTCAGTGTTCTGAGCTTCTACATACAATCCACGTAGAAGTGTTTTCAATTTCTCTTTATCTGCTTCAGTTTCTACTGCATCAACATATGAATCTAACAATACTTGTGTATCATCCAATTCAATGTCATCATCTTCAACGCTTTCACCTAAGAACTCAGAGAAAGATTCTGCAATCTTCATTTCATGTAATGGGCGTTGGGATAACCTATCAATGAAACGATCAAAACCAAAATAGTCAGTCTTCTTTTCCACAATTACTTTAACAAACTTGCTATCGTATTGTGTAACATCTAGACTATTATAATCTGTCTTTTCGTCGTTGTACACTATCTTTTCATGAAGTGTGTGCGGATTTCTAATGGCAGACAACTCACGAGTCCTAGTGTCCAATACGTGGAAATACTTAGGGTCGTCGCAATCTCCCCAAGTAAATTCCATTTGACTGCCAAGGTAATGTATGTTACCACGAGAAGACTTAGTATGAAAATGACCTGATAGTACTGCTTCAAATCTATCAAACGCAGATGTATCCATACCATGAGGATTAGGAATACCCTTATACATTTCGAATCCAGAAAACTCAAAGTGACCTCCAATCATAGGTGCTCTACATGTCTTAATGAACTCCATAGTGTCACTATAGTTTTCGTTGTTCATCCAAGGGATAATGCCAAAACGGAATTGGCCAAATGCAAGAACTGTTGGTTTCATATAGATCGTAACACAATCTGTATAGTGACCCATTAGTTCTTTTAGTGAGCAAAGTTCATTGGTGTTCTTGTAGTAAACATCATGATTTCCTGGAACGATATGCATGTGAATTTCATGCTCACGTAGTTTTTCCAAGAACACTTTGCGGTTATGTTCTAACGCCTTAAAATTAACAAACTTACGATGCTCATAGTAATCACCAAGGTGGATGATCTCTTTGATCTTGTTTTTAATTAAGTAAGGGAAGAACACATCATCATAAAATTTCTCTTGATACTGCATGAACACGTCTGATGAATTACGTGCTCCGCAATGGGTATCATTCAGTAAAGCAATTTTGCTCATCTAAGAATTCCTGCAAATCTTCAACAATATCGTCAGTCATAAACATTTCAAGAGATTTGTTTTTCTTTTCAGCTTTAGCAAACTCTTTAATCTTAGTATCCTTATCACGGACACGACCAATACGTTCTCTCAAGGTATCAATGAATGCTTGTTCAGCATGTGTATCATCACCTTGAATTTGTGCAATGAATTCTTCTACACCGGATTGTTCAATGAACTTCCATTTGATGTCTTGTTGCTTCTTCTCTTTTTCAATACGACGAAGGAAAGCGAAATAACAAATTTGGGTAAAGTACGCAAAGGCATTGGGAGTGCCTGTTCTAGTAACCGCATTAGGGTTATAGTTATTGATAGCGCGTAAGCAATTCTCTACAGCGTCCATCACCATCTCTTCACGATAGGTGTAACGAATAAAGTTTACTTTGTGGGAAAGACCTTCTGCGATCTTGAGGAAACAATCTGCGATGTATGTAGTTACGATCGGGATTGGTAGGTTGTTTTCTTTGGCTGCTGCCACTGTATCGACATAGGCTACTACCGCTTCACCAAACTCTTTGTTGTTCACATAATGTGGACGAGCTTTTGGTTCCATTATTCATTCACTCCAGTTAAAATTGCATGCATAATATATGGTATCATAAAATTGCTCGCAAGTACAGGAATTTATTTAAAAATATTTTTCGTCTAGCCCTGTACAGCGACGTTATTTAGTTATATTATAGATCTACCCCCTCCGGGGTACAGTAGTATTATTAATGGTAGATCGGTGGATCTGTATCATCTATAATGCTAGTCATATCGAGTTGTTGGGTATCATCACCTTCGGTGTCTTCGATACTCTCTTCCTCTACATTATTTATCATCCTATTGTAGTGACCAGCGACCATGTCGTTTACGATCGCTTCAGCGATGATCTTGTTCTTAGTGATGATCAACTCATCGTTCTCAGCAAAACCCATCCACTTAGAAAACATGTTTGCTTCCTTAGCAATACCTTCAACCGCAAACTTCTGTTTGTGAACCTTTAGTGGATTGCGAATCAAAAATTCACGATCATCCTCACCAACGATCTCAGTAAGAATCTCATCACCATTCATTAGAATGATTTGTCGAATGTCTCTAGGTAGATACATCATTTTGTTAATTGAACCTCATGAATGGTGTACTTAAACTTCTCTTTAGTATACAATTGGATCCTTATACCAGCATGAACTAATGTATAGTTCTTTTTGGTTTTCCAATGCAGATCATCACATATATCAAACAAATTGCAATCACTTCCATCATCCGCCTTACGTAACCCGCGACCAATAGATTGCAACACTTTAATTTGTGACTTACTTGGGCTTGCAAAAATAATGTTATGCAAGTTCTTAATGTTAATACCCGTAGAGAAAGTGCCTAAAGAAGCAACGATGATTGCATTCTTTTCTTTCTCAACGATACCACGAATAGCTTCTCTATCTGCAACATCAGTAGCACCTGATACGAAGAACACTTTACGTCCTTCTGCAGCATTATCACGAATCAGTTTGAATAGTGGCTTACCATGCTTCTCAACTAAGTTGAATAGAACCAATGTATTGCCTTTACAATCTAGTGCAAGATTTTTTACAAAACTATTTCGCTTACTGTGTGATACGATAAAATCAATTTCTTCCTGATAGGTTTTATCTTTATTAAGTTTACACTCATCATCAGAATATTTCAACACTAAAGCTTTGATGTTAAGCTGTGCTAACTTATCATCATCCATAAGTTCTTTAGTCGTAGTCACTTGATACACTACACCAAATAAACCTTCTAGCACAAGACGGTGTGTAAGTGTTCCATCTAACGTACCAGTAGTACCAAATCGATATTCACAATCAGTCAACTTCTCCATGATAGAAGACAATGACTTAGCTTGGAATGTGTGTGCTTCATCACCAATCACCATGCCAAACTGATCGAACCAACTCTTAGGCATCTTATAGATTGATTGCCATGTGGTAACTACAATAGGAGAGATAGGATCTTTCTCTCTACCACTATAGATTTTATGAATCCACTTCTCAGAGAATGCACCATCGTTCTGACCATAGGTTTCAAAGTCAGACGACATCTGTTCAACCAACGATGTGGTTGGCACTACAACAAGAACGCGCTTTCGTTTTAAAGACAGATAGTAACGTGTTAAGATGTAAATGATTAGGGATTTACCTGACCCAGTTGGAGATAAAAGCAGCTTACGCTTATTCTGTAAGCCAACTGTACATGCACGAAGCTGATACTCGTAAGGTGGGAAAGGTAGATCTAATTCACGTTCAACAAATTCTTTTATGTCATGCTGAGTGATCTCTTCTAACTTACCAAGGTTATCACCTTCTACTGCGTAACCACGTTCTTCTGCAAATCTTACAAGGTGTGGATACAACCCAACGTATAGGTTATGAGTACGCAAATCAAACAAACGAATCTTGCCATCCCACATCTTGTTGCGGAAAGCTGGCATGAATTTATATCCAGGAACATAGAACGTGAAGTAGTCTGCAAGTTCTTGTCTTGCACCACCGTCACATGTTATCCTTAGATACACATCATTAATTTTACGTACTTCTAATTTATCCATTATACACCTGAAGTGAACTGTCTCCACTTAATCATATTTGCAATTGTCTGATGTCTCCAAGTTACGTTGGAGAGAATGTCTGATAGAGTATCTATCATGGTTTTCCAATAATCAATTTGAGCTTGAACTTGTTGGATCTGCGGATCACTATCATACCAATAGTCCATATCACTCTTCATTGGTTTTGTCAAACCTTGGTAAGGATCATAGTCCCAACCTTTTTCGTCCATCTGTACACGATCCATTTTGCCGTTGTACCACATGAACTTGTCTTTTAATAGACGCTTAAACTCTTGCTCTTTACGAGACTTCTGTAATTTCGAAAGCGACAAAAGCTCCAAGTATTTAGCATGGAGCTTTGGTGTCTCACGAGAAGATTTGTCTAACTCCATGTCATCGATGGCGCAGTCAATCTTCCATTGTTCTAGAACTTGTTCAAGTGTAAGCATAATATAATTCCTCAGTAGTTATAGCATTATTTATCAATCACTTAAAAGTGAATTCGTCGTACCTAAAGGTTACATCAACCTGTGCATATGTAATATCACTATCTTGTACATTGAATGAAATAGATCCAATGTTTGTAGGGAATGCATTCTTGAATGTTACTACCCTATTTGGATTGTTTTTGCTTGATAGAATGTAGACTGTAATGTCATCATACTTATCTGCATCATTGGTTGTCTTTACACTTCGCTGTAACCAATCATAGATTTCAACAAAGTTTTCCATGTTCTCAGCTACCAACATTGTAACTGTCAGTGCATCGTAAACGATTTTGTCACCTGGAAAATATACATCCTGTTGTGGACGTGGAATGACTGACTCTGTTACTGTGAGTCCAGGCATTACAAAGTTCTGGCAAAAATATGATGTATTTGGTGCCTTATGGAATACCATTCGAAAGCCATCTGAGATAGCTAATGGATTCTTGTTTTGTGTTAGTGTATTTGTCATGCTTTTATTTATACCCCACAAATAAAAAGAGAGGGACCGAAGTCCCTCTCAAAGTTTAACTATCTAGTTATAGTTATTTCGTTTAATCGTTAGATTAAGCGTTATCTAAAAGGCCAGTAACCTTGAAGATACGGAAGTAAACGTTGCTACGGTTCAAACCGACATCGCTAACTGGTGCTGAACCTGGGTTAGAGAATGGGTTAGAGATCATGCCGTAACGTGTCTTGAAACCGATCTTTGGTTGGAATGTACCTTGATCCACAGCACGAACCATAGTCAATGGAACGTATGGAGCATAGAACAAACCAGCGTCGTATGGGTTAGTACCACGGTAACCAACAGTGATGTAGTCTGTAGTTGCGTATGGATCGATGTAAACCTTGATCTTACCGTTCAATGTACCAGCAAATGTATTGCCAGTGTCATCAACTTGCAAGCTAGTTGCCATTGCTGGGTTGTATACCAACATACCAGAAGCAGCCAAAGCAGTTGCAACATCTGATGAACAGATGATGAAGTTACCCTTACCACGACGTGTATCTTTAGCGATTTGGTTAGCTTCGCGATCTAATTGAACCAATAGACCCTTGAAGCGTTCAACTGACCAACGGCCGTCAGCATCAGTGTACAAGTTGAATGTACCAGCAGATGTACAGTTAGCTGTTTGAGCACCTAACTTAGCTTTAACGTTGATAGTACGAATAACTTCGCGGTTGATTTCAGCCAAGATTTCAGCAGAAAGAATGTTTGACAATTCTGTTTCTGCGTCAAGACCGTGAACAGCCTTCAAGTCTTGTGCTAATTCCATAGTGTACTCAGCCTTCAAAGCACGTGTCTTTGCAGTCACTGTTGCTTTTTCGATTGAGAACGCCATTTGAGCAAAGCTGTTACCAGATGCATCACCTAGTGCTTCACCTTCAGCAGTAGTCATACCACCACCAACGCCAAATGGGTCAGCAACAGTGTCGGCACCTGTAGTACCAGCAGTACCAGCACCACCAGCGTTAACTGTAGCGTCTGTACCTGGAAGAGATGAAGAATCACCGCCGTGAGCGCCGTTCTTAGCAGTACCAGTAGCGCCGCTGAAAGAAGAGCTAGAGAATGATGTATCTGCTTCGTTGTAAAGAGCTTCTGTACCAGCTTGAGTCTTGTAGCGTGACTTCATTGCGAAGATCAAGCCAGTTGGACCTGACATTGGCTGAACACCAGCAACGTCATAAGCCATTAGGTTAGGCATAGAGCGGCGAACCAAAGAGATCAAGATTGGATCGAAGTTAGCAACACCAGAGCCAGTAG